GTCTTCGATGGCGTCTGCCCGCTGGCCTCGATCGCGCCGACGATTTCCTCCTGGACGGCGTTCGCCCAGTCTTTCGTCGCCACGGTGTCAGCGTCGAAATACCCTGGCGTGCCGGCAGCCGTCGGCGTCGGCAGCGAGCCAGTCGCTGTCGGGTGGTCTATGCGATGCATCGTGGGTCAGCCCCCGTAGGAGAACAGGACGGTGGTGTGCGCCGGCGCCAGGCGGCTCAGCACGCACTCAAGGACTTGGTTGCTGGCGCGGGACAGCGGCTCGTCGGCCGTGCTGCGGTCCGTGCGGAATAGAATGATGGTCTGCTCGGGCGCATGCACCCGCCAGGTGAAGGGCCATGGCGCGTTGTTCAGCGCCGTCTCGACCGTGCTGCGCTCGGCCCGGAAGGGTCGGAACTCTTCGATTGTGATCTGGAAGCCCAGCGCCGCCGCGACGGCGATGAAGTAGGCGCGGGACTGCCCGCCGAGGGCCGCGATCCGCGCCTGCAGGGCAGCCTGCCGCTCCTGCAGCCCCTGGCCCTCGGGGGCGCATGTATCGGGCAGGCCATAGGCGCGCTCCCAGTCGGGCAGCAGTTCCACGGTCTGGGCCGGGTCGCTCTCGCGCATCAACAGGTCTTGCGCCCGCTGGTGCGCCGCATTGGCGCCGGCGGCGAGACCCACCACCAGAGCCATGAGCGCCGTGTCCGGATCGCGCGGCCAGAGGGCGCCCACGGGCAGGAGGTCGGCCAGTGCCTGGGTGAAGTCGTCCGCGTCGAGAACCGGTGCGCTCATGGAAAGGTCACCGTGCCGGGGATGCCGATGACGCCCGCCGCGAAGGTCACATCACCGGCCGGAACCGACATGGTGTGGTAGCCCTCACCGGCGGCACGGGAGGCCGCCTCGATCAGGCGGGACTTGCGCAGCGTGCCGCCCGGCACCGCGTCACGCGCTATCTGGGCCCGCACCTCCTCGGCTACGGCGGCTTGCACGGCAGCGGTGTTCGGTGACAGCTCGGAGAAGGTGACGTTCACCACCTGCGGCGTGGGCGCGAAGACCACGCTGTCGGCGGTCACCGGCCGCATCAGGTCGATCACCGCCTGCACCGCCTGGACATCGGCCGCCTCGGGGATGATGTCCTCCCGCCCGTCCATGACGAAGGCCACGTCCACCGTGCCGGCGCCGCGCCGCTGCGGATAGGCCCAGGCCCGGGTGACGCCGGGGACGGAGAGCGCCCAGGCCACATAGTCGGACGCCGCGCCGCCCTGGGGCGGGGAGGAGAGGCGCAGGCGCAGGCGGGCCTGCAGCTCCGCATCGGTCTCGGCCGGGCCGCCACCGGTGAGGCCGGGAGCCGCGACCGTGGCCGTGTTGAAGAGCCCAGGCACCGCGGTGACCATCGTCAGAGTGACGCCGGCTGCCAGGTTCGCCGCCGTGCCGCCCTGGACCGCCGCCACTGGCACGGTGGCAGATCCGCCGCCGCCGATCGTGACGGCACTGGTGGTGGCGTAGGTGGTGCCGTCCGGCTGCGTAAGTTGGGTGCCGAGGTCGACCGGAACGCCAGGCGTTCCGGTGAAGATGACCGATCCGGCCGCCTTCGTGGCAGGCTTGGGGGTCAGACCGACGAGGCGCACCCACCGCTTCAGAAACTCGTCCTCGGCGGTATCGGGAATGACCTGCCGGACGATCCAGTCCAGGTAGCCCATCTGCTGGTGCGCCAGTCCGGCCTCGGCGTCGGCGAGGATGCCGAGGAGGTTGTGCCGCAGGGCCGGTTCCGTGCCCGGTAGCTTGGCTTGGACGAAGGACCGCGTATCGCGCCGCAGGGCCTCGAGCGTCGGGCGCGCGAAGGGCATCAGGCCATCTCCCAGGCGAAGTCATAGGTCGTGGACGCCTCCCCGGTGCGCTTGTCCCGCCGGTGCAGGGTCACGGTCAGGGCGAGCTGGTCGTTGAGTGAGCCGCGCCAGGCGGCGGCAACGTCAATGCGTGTGGCGATGCCATCCTCAGTCAGCCAGCCCAGCGCCTCGCGCGCGTAGGCCTCGGCCTGCCGCAGGGTGGCCAGGGTCCGTTTGGCGCGGCGCAGCAGCCACAGGCGCGAGCCCACCGGCCCGCGCGCGTCATCCGGTCCGATGGGCATGTCACCCCACCAGCCGCGGGGATCACCGTCCCAGGGCTCGCCCGGCGTGTCGGTGGTCTCGGCTGTGCGGTCAGTCAGCAGGCTGATCGCCACGGCCGTGCGGAGGCCGCCTTCGGAGGCGAGGTCCGGCCCGGACAGCAGCAGATCGCCGCGCCCCTCGGCCGCGTTCCAGATTACCGCCAGATCCATGAACTGCCCTCGTCAGATCGGCACGGTGGTGGTGCCGCCACCGGTGCCCGTCTCGCCGTGCCGGTGGGTCTTCAGGCTCTTCCCGGCGCCCAGCACGTCCACGGTCGCGGTGATGGTTCCCACCACATTGAGGTCGCCGTTGATCGTCGTGGTGGGCGCGGTCAGTTCCACCGGCCCGCTGCTGACGATGGTCACCTTCAGCGCGCCGGTGATCTCCACCCCATCGCCGCGCAGCACGACCTGCTGGCCGCGCTTGTCGCGGATCCCGACCTCGCCCCGCGCCAGCCCGGGAATGCGCAGGCCGGTCGCATCGGCCATCATGGCCACCAGGTGATCCCGATTGCCACCCACCTCCAGCACCATCACGTCCGCGCCCTCTTCGGGCAGGGCGGACAGGCCGTAGGGCATCAGCAGTTCGACGCGGGTGCGGGTGTCGCCGCTGGCCAGCAGCACGGTCGCCAGAGCACGGCCGCCGCGGGTCCGGGTGCTGACAATGCGGCCACGGGTGGGTTCGCTCACCGGATCGACCCCACGCCGGCCCAGGTATCCACGGCGCCGGCGGTAGAGGTCCCCTTGCCGCTGCCCTTCCCCTTCTTCACCTTCGGCGGCTTCGGGGTCCAGGCGTCCGGCGGCCCCACCGTCAACTCGGTGGTGCGGCCGCTCCGGTCGTCCATGTTGTAGGTCACGCCCGCGATCAGCATCTCGCCCTCCATCAGCAGCGTCGGCGCGCTGACCTGGACGAGGGTGTTGACGGTCCAGGGCTTGCCATCGCTCTGCAGCCAGCCCTTCACCGTGATGTTCGCCTGCAAGGCCTTGGCCCGGGCCGTGTTGGCCGCCCAGACCGCCCGCTCGCGCGCCTGGGCCGGGGTCATGGCCGCCTCGCCCTTGACGATCCGTGGACGGTAGAGCGGCACGTCTGCATCGTCGGCAGAGCCCAGGACGCTCACGGCCACTCCGGCGTTCGGGCGCTCCTCCTCGTCCTCGTCGTCCAGGTCGCCGTCCCCATCGCTCGACATGGATGCTGCCAGTGGCGTCTGGGCCTGGACGATGTAGCGGCTGAACCGCTTGGAGCCGTCCAGCACCACTTTGCCCACCTCGATGTTCACGCCTTCCACAAGGCTGTCCGTCGCCCGAGCTTCACCGGTGCGGGTCAGGACGAGCGCGCCGTCGGGCGCATCGGTGGCCAGGACGCTTCGCAGCCGGGCCAGGCGCTCGATGGCCGTGTAGGCCGTCTCGCCATGGTCCAGCATGGCCTCGCTCTTGAATGGCTCGCCCATCTCCGTCTCGGCGCGCACCGCAACGCCGAATGGTGCGGCCAGTGCCCGGGCCGCCGCGTCGAGCGTCGCGCCGCGTAGCTCGCTGCCCTTCAGTTCCGGGGTGCAGTCGATCAGTTGGGCCGTCTTGCTCCGACCGGCGATCCGCACGTCGTGGCGCTTGGCCTCGATCGTGGGAGCCACGACGTCCACGAAGCCCGTCAGCACCACCGTCCCGCCCAGGCGGAGCACCACCGGCATGAAGGGCATGATCGGCTCGCCCTGGCCTGGCCAGCGGCCAGCGGCGGTCAGGTCGAAGTCGGATGCCATGCGGTCCAGCTCGCGCGTGATGCGGAGAGCCTTCCAGCCAGTGAAGATCCGCGAGGCGATCTGAAGCTCGACCTCCTCGTTCAAGGCGCGAGCCTCGTGCCCTCGGCCGGCAGGAAGGCCGGATGAGCCACACCGGTCACGGCTGCCAGCTCGTCGGCCCGGCTGGCGTCGCGGTAGAGCCGGTGCGCCAGCGCCAGGGCCGGCAGGCCGCGCCCGATGCTGTAGGGCACCAGGCGGGGTGCCTGCTGGATGCGCTCGCGGAAGTCATCCACCACGCTGACGGACAGGGCCCGCCACGCGCGGAAGAGGTCGTCATCGGCGGCGTCCGCCGCGCGGTCGGCTGCGGTGTCGAGCGCCTGCAGCAGGGCGTCCCGCACCGGCACGGCCGCGTCCGCGTGCGGCCATTCGGCCAGCGCATAGGACTGAACCGCACCAGCGAGCGCCGCCTGCCGGAGCAGTTCATCGGTGGCCAGCCGGACCGCCTCGCGCTCGCGCGCCTCATTGGCTGGCACCGGCAGGATGGCAGGCGCGGACCAAAGCGCCAGAAGGGCGGCGCCAGCATCGGCCCGCGGGTCGCGCGCGCCGTCTGCCCTGGAGGTGAAAGCCTCGCCCCGCTCGGGAGCGATCACCTCGGCGAGGTCGGCGTCTGCCACGGCCTCGATCGGCGCCGTGGCGCGGGCCGCGTAGCCCTCGGCGTCTAAGGTGCCGCCGTCGCGGGTCATGTCGGCGATGGAGATGCCGATCCCCACCAGGTCAAGCCCGGGGAGGCCCAGGAAGCGGCCCGAGAAGATCGGGCTGGCGTCGGCGAGCAGGCCCAGACCAGCCCGGGCCAGGAAGCCGCCCAGATTGCCGCGGGAAACCTGATAGATAGCGAAGGCGAAGCGGGCCACCTTCATGACACGCCGGACCGTCGAGAGCACCTGGCTGAGCGTGCTCGTCTGCTGAACCAGCGAGGGCGACGCGCCGGCCTCGACAAAGGTCAGCGACAGGACCGCGAGCCCGCCGTCGTTCTTGGTCTCGCGAACGCTCACCCGGGAGCAGATGACCTGGAACTCGCCTAGGGTCGGGTGGATCAGCGTACCGGGGCCTGCCGTGTCCTCGCAGGCGGTGAGCAGCGCATCCCGTGCGCCCATGTAGTCGTCGCCGATGACGAAGGCATCGAAGCCAAATTTGCGGAGCGACCGGCCGAGATCCTCTACGGCCCCCTGGTCTCGCAGCGGGAACTCGTGCTCAGCAACCCGCCGGCCGCCCTCTCGCTCGTGCGTGTCCACCTCGAAAGGCACGCCGCGGAAGGAGGCTGGGCGCAGGCCGTCGCGCCAGGTGCCGGTCGGCAGCCCGGGTAGGATGGAGCCGAGGAAGCCGCTCATCAGGCCACGCCCATGCGCGCGTAGCCGACGTTCAGGTTCGGGGCGCGGGCTCCCGCACCACGGACCTCGGCGTCGGCTCGCATGCCGGGAGGAGAGTTCTCAAATCGCACGTTGACGTCCGTCTCGACCCTTTGCGGCAATGCGGGAGCAGGCGTGCGCCAGAGCGAACGGCGGTCAGGTGTCGCAGCAGGGTCAGTGAGCGACTGGCGCTGGGGGAACACCGGCTCGCCCGTGTCAGGATCACGCATTCCGCCGGGGTAGAGACCACCAGCACGGCCGCCCATTCTCCGCTGGCCTTGCCCCGGTTCCGGGGCCGCAGGCGACTGGAAGGCCTGCCCCCGGTCCCACGCCGCCATGATCCGTTCGACTACACCCAAGATCTCGCGAAAGCCCGCCAGGACGGCGGCAATCGCATCATCCTGCAGGCGCTTCATGGCGGTGTTCACACCTTCCACGAAGCCCTTGATCTGGTCCCAGTACTTCCACGCCAGCACGATCGCCGTGCCGATCCCAGCGATAGCCACGGTCACCGGGCCTCCGAGGAAGGCGATGATCTTCCCGAGGCTGACGATGGCCGAGAGGGCGGCGGCGGCGAAGGGGGCGGCCAGCAGCGCCCCGAGGCCGATGAAGGCGTTCTTCCAGCCGATCGTTGCCTTCACGCCTTCGTTGACGGACTTGAGAAACTGGCCGGCGTCAATGATCGCTTGCTTGAAATCAATTTCCCGGATGGCCTCCGCGAGCCCGAGTACTCCATCCCTGATGCCGTTCGCCAGCCACTCCTTCTGGAGGGAAATCCACGTTGCGAGTTGCTTGAAAAGTGGCGCAAGGGCAGGCGCGAGCCGAACCACGATGGCGTTTCGCACGCCGGCCATCGCTGTCGTGACCTCGTTCCAAGCGTCACCCACCTCATCAAGAGAGCCCTTATTGGCCGAGTTGATGGAGCCATCCAGCTCCACCCACCGCTGCATCATCTCCTTCAGGCCGTCAGAGCCGTCGGCCATCATCGCAAGCATGGGACCGCCCGCGCGTCCGAACAGAGCAAAGGCCGCCGCCGTCCGCACGGCGGGGTCGCGCGTATTCTTGAGCGCGTCCGCGATTTGGGGGAGCACGTCCGCCACGCCCCTGAGGCGCCGGTTGCCGTCGCGCAGCGGTATCCTCATGCGCGAGAACAGTGCCGCAAGGTCTTTGTTCTTGCCGCGCGAGGCGTCCGCCATGCCGCGGCTCAGCCGCTCCAGGCTGCCGGTCAGCTGCTCCGGCCCGATGCCGGCCTGGCCCGCTGCGAACTGCAGCGCCTGCAGGTTTTCGACGGTAATGCCAGTGCGCGCAGACAGGTCCGTCAGCGCGCCGGCCGCGTCCACCGTCACCCGCATCAGGGCCACGAGACCGGCACCGGCACCCAGTGCACCTACCACCGCGAGCGGCGCAGCGATCGAAGCTGTAGCGCGGGCCAAGCCGCCCATGCTTGCCGATAGCCGCCCGGTTACCTGACCGAGGCGGGCGAGGCCGGACGTCTGGGCAATTCCGGCGAGGCTTTGCTGAATGCGGCGAATGGGGGCGGCGGTGCGATCATCGACCGAGATGACGGCCCGGAATTGCTCGTCAATGGCCATGGCCGGGCCCTCCGAAATGTGGTTGGTCAACCAGCGGTTGCGCTGTCAATGTCCGCGAACGCATCAAGGGAAGTGCCATGCGCCGGTTTTTCGTTGCGACACTCGCATTGCACTTGGTGCTCAACGTTCCCACGGCTCAGGCACAAGAGGGGCAGCCGGATATTGCACCCTCCGAACCGGGGCAGGCTCCGTATTCAATCGCCGCTGCCGGGCGTCCATCGGCTTATGGCGGATGCTCGATAGCGGTATTCATTGCGAACCGAGGCGGACCAACTTTGACAACACTCATGGGTCGATTTGAGTTCTTCTTTGGTGATCGCTCTACTATCCGGCCCGTCTTCTTTGAATTCGTAGACGCTGGACGCCGCAGGTTCTCCGAAGAAAACTTCCCCTGGCGTTGTCATCAGGAAATGCGGATAGTCATTCGAAGCCTCGACCTGTGCCAGATAGAGAACAACTTGCGGAGTAACTGCGCACCTCTTTTTCGAAGCGGTGAATTCGCTGAACTAAAGCGGCCACTCCGCCCAGTTCAAGTCGACATCCGCCTCCTAGGGGCGACGCCGCCTTAGCCGGCGTTCCGCTCCCTCTGTATCCGCAGGCCGTGCTCCAGGTAGAGCATCATCTCCGGAAAGGTCAGCGACATAACGTGTGCCGCGTCGCGCCACCACGCTGCCGTGTCGAAATAGGCTGTCAGGATTTCTCTGGGGTCGTGTCCCCGAAAAAACCAACCACCTTCCCCGCTGCCGCCATCCAGTCAGATACCTTCATCTGGGCTACGGAGGACGGCGGGATCGAAGCCAGCGTCGAGATCATGCGGGCCATGGCGTCCGCCTTAATCTCAACCACATCGTTCGCACCGAGGGTGAAGGGCACGCCGCACGAGGCCAGATCACCCCCGGTGAGTTCGCGGAAGGTGAGCGTGGTCACCTCCTGGCCATGAGCGGTGATGGGCCTCTTCAGCGTCAGGGTGTTCGCGCTTGGGTCGCTCACGCTTAGATCTCCATCATCGAGCCGGACCAGCGCACGGTGACCGTGCCGTCCGCGCCGCTGTATTCGAGTTCGCCGACCTGGCAGGCGTTGTAGAGGACCACCGTTGAGCCATCCGCCAGCTCGGCAGTAATGGTGGCGTCCGTAACCTTCTCCAGATCGGTGAGGCGGAGGTCCGGGGTCTTCACGATCTCGGCCTCGATGTACGGCCGAACCCAGGCCTCCTTGACGCCTACGGGGCCGGAAAGGCCCACGACATCCTCACGGTTCCTGGTGCTTGGGCCGATGTTGAGCGTGCCGCCCAAGTTCATCATCGGGCCGTCCTGATAAATATAGCAGGTGCCGGCTACTCGCTTGTTGGCCATGGGTCAGCTCCTGAACTGGGCGAGGACGGCCAGCACCCGCAGGCCGTTGATGAAGTCGGGCGCGTACAGGACGTTCACGCGGGAGACGTCCGTCGTGCTGCGCTCCACGATCGTAGCCGCGGCGAAGGCCTGGGCGTTCTCGACCAGCCCCTCCTCCTGCATGATGGCGTACTGCGCCACCAGCTCGGCCTTGATGATCTTGGGCGTGACGATCGGCTGCCCGGCGCCGAAGCGGGTGCCGTCATTCGCCAGTTTGGAGCGCGCGAACTTCTGGGTGACCACCGAGCGCAGCCGGCGGATCACCTCCATGGCGATGTAGAGCACCTCAGTGTCGAGGTAGGAGAGGTCGGCCTGGCCCCACTTGTTCCGCTGGTAGGTGGTCACCGCGCGCAGGATCATGGCGCTGCCGTCCCGGGCGAAGTCGGCCAGCGCCACGCCGGAGGACAGCAGCGTCTGCTGCGTGGT